GACCGCGCCGCCGAACGAGGCGTTCGCGGTGAGTTCCGTGGTGGCGACGGTGTTGCCCGCCGTGCCGCCGATCTTCGCCAACAGGTCGAGCGTCGTCGCCGTCGCCGTCGCGTAGGCGGAAGCGTTGACGGTGGTACCGGTGCCGTAGTTGGTGCCAGCCACGCCGTCGCCGTTGATGGCGCGGCGCAGGTTGTCGAGGGTGGCCGCTCCAGTCCCAGAGGCGTCAATGTTGTTCGCCGCGTTCACGAACGGAGACTTGAGGGTGTACGTCTGCGCACCCACCGTGACGGTCTCACCGTCAGCGAAGGTAAAGGGGGACGCCAGCGTGAGAGTCCCGGCAGCCTGCGTGCCGATGGGCACGTCGTTGGGGACGAAGACCTCGACGAGAACGCGCTTGCGCTCAAGGTCATGCAGGTCGGTGTTGAGGTTGTTCACGCCTCGGGGTGCGCCGAACTCGAACGCCGGGGGCGTGTTGAGGGTCGCGTACCAGTTGCTCGTCTGGACGTTGAGGAGGTCGTGGACCCGAGACCGCAGCGAGTTGAGGTCGTCTTCGATGTTGGTCGAGTTCGTTTCAAGGGTCGTCTGCCCCGGCAGGATGTTGTCAGTGAACAGGTCCGACTTCCGAATCTGCGTGTCTTGACGAATGAAAGTGCGGGACATGGTGACTCCTTCAAAGGGCCGGGTTGCCCGATTCCAACATGGAAAACTCTACTTCGCCATCGAGATCATACTCTGTAGTCCACCAACAGCGTGTCTCCAGACTTCGGAGCGAGGGTCATGGTCAGGGCCTGAGGCCCCGGCCCCTCGGTGTAGTCGTAGGGTGCGCCGAGACGCTGTCGGACACCGTTCATGTAGAAGCGGGTCGAGCCGGGCAGGAAGGGCTGGACCGTTCCGAAGACCGCGTTTACACCGTTGATGAACCCTGACGGGACCTCTCCATCGACCGTCGAAGACTGCTCGATTCCAAAGCCGGACCGGAGCAGCAACCGGGCGGTGTCGAGCCCTACGCCGACGACTTGTCGTAGGGCGGGCGGAGCTGGTGGAACGGAGACCGGAAGTGAGGTGGTTCCGACATAGTAGAAGCTACCCGCGATGACGGGCGAGAACGTGGTCGTCTGGCCAGTCACCTGCACCAGACAGGTTGTGGAGGTCGGCTTCTGGACGATGATGCCGACGGCGGGCATCTTGGAGGCGTCTGAAGGGTCAACCTTGGTCACATCTGGAACGCCGAGCGTGTTCCCGACTACGCTGACGAACTGATTGACGAGGTCCCCGACGAGGCAGTTGGCTTCGAAGTACCGCCCCTCGGCATACGCCGTGTCGGACTCTTGGACATTTGGTGTCCCGAGCCTTCGAACTTGGGCGTATCGAACGAGAGATCTAGGCATGGGCCGTCCGACTCACCGTACCATCGGCGGACCGAACCCGACCATCGGGAAGCTCTTGGTCCGGCGCGCCCTCGTTCATCGCTAGACGCCCTGTGAGAAGATCTCCGTGGTGATGGTAACGCCAGCGGGAAGCGGTGTGGTCACGAGATCCTTCGTCACAACCTCGCTGTTCAGGATGATGAGGTTCCCGTTCGCGTCCAGCTTGTCGGTCTGGAAAACACCGTTCGGGTCTCGGTAGCCGTCAATGGTGATGTTGAGGAAGGCGATGCCCTCGACGCCTCCCAGCACCGCGTTCACCAGCTCCGACACGAACAACGAAGCACCGAAAGCCCGATCCCGAAGTACCCCGTCGATGACCGTCGCCACGGTCGCCTTCACGACCGACTCAGCGAAGCCGGATTTCACAGAAACCCGAACAGTCAGAATGGCGTTCACCAGCGAGTTCACACCTGAAGTGACCTTGACCGTCTGAGTCACCTCTTTGCGTTCGTCCAAATAGGCTTGGAGCGACTGCTGAAGCCCGAGCGAGGGACCGGCGTAGAACCCGGACACGTTGCGCGTCAGAATCGGAACGGAGATGAGGTTGGCCTTGCAGTCGTCAGCGAGCATCTTGTCAACGTGGTCGAAGATGTCGTCCAACTGCGCGCCGACGCTGACGGTGACCGCCCCCGTCGTGTCCAGCGGAACAACCGTGTTGTCGAGCTGGAGAGCATAGAGGTAGAGGTTCACGAACGTGTAGCTCAAACCGGTCGCGTTCGCCGAAGAGAAGAAGGGCGTTCCGTCCAGATTCACGAGCGGCACTTGGCCCGCGTTGATGTCGTCGCCTACCCGATAAATGCCCGCATCGACCCCCGTCAGAATTTCAATAAGCTTTCCAAAGTCCGCCTGCGCGAAGCCAGACCCAATCAAGATGTCGCCTGTGAACACCGTCTCGCCGTCCGTCTTGGTCGTCGGCAGCGGCGTCGCGGGGCCGACAGCGTACTTCACGTTGATGCCGTCACGACTGGCGGCGTAGAGCTTGGAGCCTGAAGTCACCAAATTGAAGCCGGAGTCCGTCAACTTGACCTGTGCGTCGATGATGGCCGCCGCAACGGTGTCCAGTACGTTCAAAACTCCAGTGGCGGAACTCGAAAGATTGCTCGCTTCCGTCTTGCAGCGGTCGAAATGTTTCTGAAGCGACGCCTGATCTGACTCTGCGAGACCGCTGAGAGGGAGGCTGTTTGGTGCGAGGTACCCCAAGCTGGTCAGTGGGAAAGCGATGGGGCTCCCAACGCCTCCGAGCAGCGTGTAAGCGTAGACGAGCGCGTTGGCGAGCGGCGCAGCGTTGATAGCGATGGCAACCTGAGTTGCAGTCGCGGTCACCGGGAACGTAACGGTGATGGCTTTGCCGACCACGGTAACGACGACCCCAGACCCGCCAATGAGGTGCTCTACCTGCACGCCCTCTCCCACCTCCCCCGCAGTCTTCGCGACGTAGAGCAGCCGGTTGTCGAGCGTAGAGCCGATTTTGAGATTGGCGGTCGCGACAGGAATCAGCGCGATTTCTGAGAGCGCGGTCGTCGCCTCAGCGACGATGTCGTTCGCATCGTTGATCATCTCGACGGCGGTGTTCTTCGACGTTCGCGCGTCGGCCAGAGCCGGAACCAGCAGCGCGTTCGCGTCCGTGTCATTGGCGGCGATGCCGCCGAGCACGGTCTGAAGGTCGGTGAGCGTCGTCAGGATGTAGTCGAAGAGAAATCGTCCGGCGGTGTCGAGAGCGTTGACCTGCGCCTTCACCGGGTCGAGCAGAGACCTGATTTCGAACAACGCGTTCAACAACGCCAAATCCTGAGCAGCCGAACGGCTGGAAACGGCTTGCGCGACCGCGACGCGCCCGTAGAGAGGGTCGGCGAAAGAACCTGCGAGCGCCTTGTAGTCCGGCCGGGTGACAGCGACCTGCCTCGCCTTGAAGACTTTCCCCGCGAACACCCGAACCTTGTCGAGCGCCTCGGGGTCGTCCCCTCCGACCGAGGACTCGTCGTTGTTGATGTTGAGCGTGATTTCCTGAAAGAAAACAATCAGCGGATCTACAGACTCGACGATGGACCCGGCGATGACCTGCCCCGTGAGGCCCGTGGTGGCCACATACGTGGCGGTCACGGAGGCCCCGACCGTGGGGATGTTACCCGCCACGCTGTCGCCGAATCGCAAAGTCGGAGGCTCGTCGTTGTAGCCGACCTCGAACTGGTCCGTCTTGTCGAAGGTGATGAACTCGCTCTCGGTCCACGGAGCGAGGTTGACCGACACCTTCATCGTGCCTTGCACGATGAACTTCCCTTCGGGAACTTTGCCCAACTGAAAGCTCTGGTTGGATGTTCCGTCCGAGACGAAGTTTTCTACGACGGTCACCCCTTCGTAGCAGGGGATGAACTTCGGCTCGTTGGGACCGCTTCCAGCGTCGAACGTGACCAACTCGGCGGTTTCGAAAACAAGGTCGTTCGGTCCCTTGAACTGGAAGCCCTTTGGAATCGGAACCGAGAAGGCGACCGGGGCCGCAATCGCGACCTTCACATCAACCGACGAAGCGACAGCCGCTCCGATTTTGTACCCAAGCTGGCGCGACAAGCGCGCGACCGCTTTGCGCGTGCGCGCGGTGTCAAGGTAGGCGTCCGTGGCTCGGCGATCGAGATAGAACGAAAGCGAGTCGAGCCCGTAGGCCACGAGGTCCAACAGCATGATGCCGAGGCTGGAGAGCGCGAAGTCGTTGAAGTCTTGCGCGAACTGAACCTGAAGCCGACCCCGCAGGTCGTCGAAGTGCGTGTCGAAGTCGTTGCCGACGTAGCTGACCCGATTCAACTTCGCGATTGCAAGCTCAGCCACGATACACCTCCTGTTTCACTACGCTGCCGGTGAAAGAGCGATCTCGACCGAGTCTTGTTCACTGGTGGCTACCAGCACGTAGACGAGCGTTGCCGCCACTTCGCCAGAATCCTCATTCCGCTCTACCAGAACATCCTGAAGAACGACACGAGGTTCGAACCGCCCAACCACGGCAGAGACCTCCGCGCGAATCAGCTCCCCCAACAGGTCGCTGTTGTTCTCGAAGACGAACTTCTGCGCGTTGCACCCGAAGTCCGGCCGCATCACCCGTTCGCCGCGAGCGGTCATGATGATCTGCAAGAGCGACTGCTTCACCAAGTCCGCGTCCGTCACGGCCTTAGGCAGAGACGTACTCCCCTTGGTGAACGGAAAGGCGATTCCTCGGTAGAAGGCGGGCATTTGGATCTCAGTCTCGCAGGTTTACTCCGACAGAACGACAACGGACTTGATGTCGGCCACCGCCGCCGGAGAGTCCGCAGGGGCATTGTCCGGGGCGGCAGAGTCAACTGGAGCGGTCTGGGAGTGCGCAGGGGGCGGACCCGCCGTCTTGATGCCCTTGACCGAGTGCTTGTGGGCGTTGAACTTCGAGACGAGGGCTTTGAGCGTGTCTCGAACAGCTTTGATTTCAGCCTTGGTCAGCTTCGCCAACGCGAGGTGGTCCGATGGCCCGTCCTTGCCGAGGTGAATCAGGTCACACGCGACCACCACCTTCTTGTCCCCGGTGATGGTGATGGCCTTGTCGTCCATGACGATTTTGTTGCTGTTGTCCTTGTCGGTGATGGTGATCTTCTTGTCCTTCGCGTCCATCACGATGGTCGAT